ACAACCACCACGTCTAATAATCCTTCAGTTTGAGGGATTGTTTCCATAGACGATATAATCCATTTTTTTGTACTCATTATTTTTATTTTAAATATTTCCATTTATAACCATAAGATTGCTTGTATTCATTATTACAACATCTTGATATATTACCTTGAGATAACCCAAGTTCTCTTTGTATTTCTCTTGTAGAATCCCATATTTTTATAACATTATCATTTAAATCTAATTGAATAACTTTCTTTGATTTGGCATCAATAACATCTTTTGACATTTTTCTACCAATCTTTGATAATGATATTAATTTTTTTGCTTCATCATTATGTTTATATCCACTTGGTTTGCCAGTTCTTAAAATATATGATTGTTTTAATTTTTCACTATTCCTTAATGCTTCTATTCGTTTTTTAATAAAATCATCTTTTTTAATTAATTCCTTAAATACTAAAGAACTCTTTAATCTATTTTCATCACTAACAACATATGTCTTATGCCATTCTTTTATTGATTTTGATAATTTTTCCCTTGTTTCGTCGCTTACAACTAAACCAAGAGTGCCATCTCCACCATCAGTCATATTTGTTAGAGGACCAGTTTTTAAATTAACTCTGCCATATAACTTTATAAATTCCCTTTCTTTTTCACAAGCCTCATCCCAAGTTAAATTATCAAGCATTATTTCAATTTCATATGGAGTTTTAGCAACTACTCTTTTCCAATGAATATTTCTTTGACTTTTCTTGTTTGCTCTATAATATTTATCATCTGAGCCAATGCCTATATAGAATGGTTCATTCTTGTCAAGTCTAATATGTCTATATACATAAGCCATTATGCAAAATTAACAATCATTGAACTTATAATCCATTGTTTCATATTAATTTATTTTAGCTTTTAATTCGTCTAATTCTTGTTTTAATTCTTGGATAGATTTTATGACAATTGCCACCATGTGAGTATATGCTAAGGCATCTGGAGTTCCATCTTCTGCATATTGTACAAATTCTGTTAATCCTAATTCATGAATTTGTTCAGCTATTAAACCAGCAAATTGCTTATCACCATCATTAATACCTTTATAGTATTTAGGCTGAATTTGCATTAGTTCATTTAAACCTTTATCATAATCTCTTACATCTGTTTTGTACTTTAACGAAGATGTAGCCCTTTCCAATGTTCCACCAGAACTTACATATAGGTTAGCAGCATTTGCAGATGTATTATTATAAGGAGAACCAGCAGCGGTACCAGTGTTAATTACTCCATCATTTCTAACTACCAATAAATTATTTGAACCACCATTTTCACAAATAAATGCATAATTTGAAGAAGTAGAATCGCTACCTCTTACTAATAATCTTGTACTTGCATATCCAGTTGCACCAATACCTACATTACCCCCACTTGTAATACGCATTCTTTCGGTACCATTTGTGCCAAAATATATAGGTACATTTTCAGTAGAATAAAGTCCAGTTTCACTTGAATTTGATATAATTCTAAAACATTCAGTAGTTGAACGCATTAGACTTAAATATCCACCTCTACCAGATGTATTATCTCCTGCAACTGATAAACCAATATATCCGCTTCCAATTGCTACTGGCGATGTTGTTCCTATACCTACATTGCCATTTGCTAAGAATGTTACCTTATCTGAACCTCTATACAATCTTAAATCAGTACCACCACTTGGCATATATAATTCCCACTCACTTGTATTATTGTTTATCTTAAACTCTGTTAATCCATTACCATTTATTGCAACAAGATTACTTGAGAATGTAGCAGCACCAGTATTTAATATTGTAAATAATCCTGCTGTATTGTTTGAATTATTAAAACTAATTCCTGTTGAACCACTATTAAATTGTAGGTATGTATTACTCCATATAGATGCCGCAGTTGAAGCAATAGAAGCATTACCAGCTATAACGACACCGCCACTAGCAGTAACCGAAGATGCAAATGTAGCTGCACCAGTAGAAGCTATTGTTAATCTTGTAGAAAGAGGACTTCCATCAGGTTTTGTTGATATTGAAAATTCTCCACCATTACTACCTACTTTGTTTACACTTATTATAGCATTGGTATTGCTATTAGCATTATTGTTAAATCTAATTTGAGATAAATCATCTGCACTTCTTGCTAGTGCTATAAATGCAGCAGCGTTTGAATCAGCAGTTGCAGTTACTATTGAACTAAATGTAGCACTTGTACCATTCAATGCACCAGTTAAAGTGCCACCACTTAAAGGTAGATAAGATGAAAGGTTTGATGTTAAAGCAACTGTTCCTGATGAAGCAGGGAATGTGTATGTGTAGTTTGCAGTATTAGGTGCTGCTAATGCAAAATAAAACCCAGAATCAGTATATAAATTTATTTGTGAGGTACTGCTAACTTTAGAAGCAGATAAATTCAAATATCCAACTTGTGTAGTTACTAAACCAGATTTTAATAAAACCCCAAAATCTGTAGATAAACCACCTTTAGCATATATAATATTAGCAGTAAGATTATTACTTGCTCCTAAGTCAACATTAGTAGTCGCTCCAGTGTAAGGTACATAGCTTGAAAGATTGCTTGTTAAAGCAATTGTGCCGCTTGATGCAGGGAATGTATATGTATAACCTGCTCCAGTTGGGAATGCTAAACTTTGAGAATAAGTTGTACCAGAAGTTGTATTATAAACAACTAATGTATTATCAGTCATTGAACCTAATCCAATATATCCAGTTCCACCTGCACCTGCTCCTACTTTTAAGTTTAATGCTGCATCAAAACTTTTTAATCCAGTTATTGTTTCAGTTCCAGCTAAGTGTACTACTAAAGCATCGTTTGCAGGAGTATATCCTAAAGCAGTTGCAATAGATTTGTTCTCCCATAAGTCGTTTGAACTATTATAAAAAATACCTTGATTATTTACTGGAGCAGAAATTGCTACATCGTGAAGTTCCTCTAACTCATAGCCGTTTTGTATTCTAACCTCTACAACACCTTGAGTAGGATGGCTTCTTACTACAATAGCTACATAAACTAAATGAATAGGGGCAGAAGGCTTAGTAGATGTCCATGCACCTGCCGTTGTTCCACTTAAATACAACTGCGTACCTACAACATAAGCTGAAGTGTCTAAGTCCGTTAAAGAGCCTAAAACAACCACAAAACCATTATTGTTGTTTGTGATGTCATCTTGCACTACTCCGTATGTTTGAGCAGAGTTAGCATCGTTATTGGCTTGTGCCTTAGTAACAGTTGGTAAGTTGCCTTGACCTCCATTAATGTAAACCACAGTACCCTTTGTTAATGTAGCACCAGTTGAGTTATAAACCTCTGTAATTAATCTTTTAGCTTGGTCAATTGTTGTAGGGAAAGTGGCTAATGTGCCATCTCCTTTAATGTATTGTGAGCCAGTACCAGCAAAACCAATATTAATAGTTCCGCTTGTCGTAATTGGAGAACCAGTGATTGTTAAGGCATCACCACTTTCTGTAACAGCAACACTTGTTACAGTTCCAGTTGCACCACTTGCTCTTTGCCATACAGTTCCGCTATATAGTACTTGGTCGCCTACATAGAAAGTAATAGGACCAGCACCAAAGTTCACAGTACCAGCTACATTACACAAATAAACATCTCCAGCGTTTCCAGTTCCATCTACTAAAGTAGGTGTGTTAGTAGAAGCATCCCAAGTTCCTTTGTACTCCATAACAGAGTTAGGTAATTGAGAAACTAAAATCTTTCCGCTACCATCTAATTGCGGAATACCACTTGGAACATTTATACCTAAAGAAGAAACTACCCCACTTGTACCCGTTAAAACACCTTCTAAGTTCCTTACTTTAGCACCGCCAGTTATTTGTATTTGATTACTCATAATTATTTTTATTGGAAAAGTCCTCTAATAAATTCATCCGATTCTAATGCTCTACCAAATGTTAAAGTTCCAGTTGAACTTGTCCATAATACTTGCTCACTCGTTAAAGTAGCACCGGTTGTTAAAATTTCTCTAACATCAATACCACCTCTTGATACATAAAGACAAGATTTGCCAATCATATCAGTCCAAACAATAGAATAAGGTTCAGCACCAGTTGCGGTGTATTCTTTGTCGTAAACAACACCACCCGCTACTATAACCGCTCCCTCCGGAGTTACACTTGTACCCGTTGTGCCATAAGCCCCCGTACCTTGTAATGTAACAGAATAAGTAGCAATATCCTTATAAGGGCCATTGATGCTTAAACTTGTTAAATTACAAGAGCCGTTTATGATTACTAAGCCATCAACACCATTGTCTATTACAAACTTAATTTGTATCGTTTCTCTTGCTTGTTGTTGCTCTAAAAGAAATAAATATCCGTAATTATCTAATGTTACAAGACCATCACAAGTTACAGTCCAAGATGCAATGTCGTTTTTGAACTCACGATACCAAGCAGAACTTTGGCTTGTTACCTCTTTTTGGTCAACATTTACGCTAAAAGTAGCATTAGTTGAACACGCAAAAGGAATGTCTGCACCCTCTGGATATGTTTCCGATGGTTCGTAATGCTTGTAAAGCATAATATTCTTACCAATTACTTTATCTGCCATTGTCCAAAGTTAATTTATTTATTAAAAGGTACTCGGTTGAATATTATATTTATTTACCCTTGTACACTCAATTTCGCTATTTGATATTTGTAATAAAGTTGCTTGAATCTCATTGCTTGGGTAATTTATTGTAGAATTACCTAACATATAAGATTTTTCACTAACATTTATTGCTGCTGGGTCGTCATCATCTGCAAACATTAACTTAGAAGCATTAAAAGTATGATAGTTAGCGTTTGTAGTATAAAAGCTACTTAAATTACAATCTATGTTTATAATGTTCAAAGCGTATGTATTTACATATTGTTGAACGATTAACTCTGCCAAAGTAAAGAACTCTCCAGCTGGTTCTACCCCATATCTATACCATCCTGCCGCAACTGACTTGTCAGAAAGCAATAAAGCACCTTTTGCAGATGGATAATAAGAATCAGAGCCGGTAGACCCATAAGGCAAATTTATAATTTTAGTATATTGATTATTTTCTAATAATGTGCCACTTAAATTATATGATGATATTGTAGATTGAATCTTTAATACAAAGTTTGTTAAACTTATAAAGTTTATTCCTTCGGATATTCTATAAGTAAAACTAAGCTGACCAGTTGCTGGGAATATTGCAGTTTTTAGACTTAATTTAAAATCTTGTGCATCTCCACTTGTTTTAGGGTTATAAACTGTATATGATGTAGATGTAGTTTGCCACTCCTTATTATTGTTTAAATAATATATAGTACTACCAGTATCAATTGTTATGTCTATAAAACCTATTGGTGTTGCCACCGAAGCAGTTCCTATTGTAATATTCAATTCTAAAGCATCTCCAGCAGTTACATAAGCATTTGCTCCAGTTTCTAAAGTAACACTTGCCGTTCCTGCTGGGCCTCCACTTGGAGCAGTTAATTCAAAATAGTAATAATCTAATGTTGTATTTTGTTGCAATAAACAAGTACCATCTCCCGTTGAATTTCTTGTCCAAAATGTAGCCTCCGTTCCATCATTATCTCTTAAATCTCCGTTTGGAATATAATTCTCCGATATTTCAGTATTACCTTCAGCAACTATTTTATAAAAGCCTTTTTTCATTATTTTAAATTGGCTATTATCTATAAAATATAAACCAGATGTATTTGTTGAATATGGTTGTATTGTTGAAGATGTATTAATCAAATTTCCATCTCCATTGTCTACTCTAATTCCAGTTGGTAGATATTCTGTATAATAAGCGCTTGTTTCTGCAAATTCATTTATAGCTACAATCCACCATTTACCCTTAGCTTGAAATACTCTACAACCAAAAGACTTAGCAATATTTGAAATGATTTCTAAGCAGTTAGTGTAATTATAAGCATCAATTAAGAATGTTCTATAATTCATATATGTTTGCTCAAATGGATTTCTCCAAGAAGCCGTTCCTCTATTAATCATCCCAGTTGCAAAATATGAACAAAGAGTAACTATATTTCTATTGTCTTTAAATCCTATTTTATTAAAACAAGTTCTAAGTATAGTAACTAAACTTGCAGTATCATTTACTCCATAGTTTCCTGCTAATGGCTCATAATTAATATCTTTTAACATTCCTAATCCATCAACCGCATTAAAAAATACAAACTTTCTACCGGTGGAGTAAGTTATTTGTACATTGTCATTTAATATAAATCCAACCCACTCAATAACCGAATCAACAAACATTTCTACATAGTAATATCTATCGTCAATATTTGTAAAATCTATTATGTCATCAACATTATCTGTAAAGTCTATTGTAATGCCTAATTGTGAAGCCATTATTGGCTCATAAATATCATCGGAGTTTGGGATATATTGAAGATTAAGACCTGCTCCTTGTAGACTTATAATGCTTCCTACATAGCCGTCTTGCCATATTTTTAGTTCAACATTTTTGTCTGCTCTTGTAGCAAATAAAACAGAATATTTTTGTCCGTATGCCATTATCTTCTAAATCTTAAATTGTTGTTTGCTCTTGTAGTTGCTAATACTAAATCTGAACCTTTAAGTAAAAACTCTCCCATTAATCCACCACCTTGTCCAAAAGATGCTGCATTTAATAAATCAGTCGGTAAACCAACTCCAACACCTAAAGCACTCAATATTGTTTTAAATATTAAAGCCTTTGCTATCATTTCTACTAATTGAACTACAATTTGCTTAAATGTTTGTTCTAAAGCAGCACCAATGTCTTGGCCATTAACAAATGCTTCAAATACATTATTAAATCCACTTGAAATAACATCTGTTAATTCAGCGGTAAGTTGCATAGTTGCATTTAATAATTCAAATTGCGCTAATGCATCTTGATAATCTTTTTCATCAACAATTGCTTGTGAAGGCGCACCTTGAAATCCAACACCAGCCTCTCCTATCGTTGGAGTTTGTGGTTGAGTAAATGTTGGTATTGTTTGTTGATACCCAGTTACTGGATTTGCAGCCATTCCAGATGCTTGTATCTTTTGAATATTAGCAACTGCTTTACCAGTTTGATTTGCTAATTCCTTAGCACCATTTGTAACATTATAAAATGGGTTATTTGCAGCTGTCTTAATTGTATCTTTTAAAGATTGGTTTAAATCTTGAATTGATGTATTTAATGTAACTGCTTCAGTTGCCGCTCCTACATATGCTTGTTTTGCTCTATCTATGGTACCAGCTTGAACTATTGAAGCATCAACATAACCATTGGTCATTGTTTTTGACCTTTCAATAGTTTTATTATATTCTTCTGCTGCTAATAATGCCTTTTTATTAGCATCTGCTAATTTTATTGTTTTATCAGCAATCTCATCTACATATCTTGATGTAATAGCTTGTGCTACTAAAGCCTTTGTATATAAATCAACTGCATTTCTTGCTTGGTCAGTTGTAGTAATGTTAGCTGCATAAGCACTATTCACTTTTGCTAATTCTCCAATAACAAATTTTAATGCATTTGCTCTTTTATCATCTGCTATTGTAGCATCTTCTGCAATACCTATGTAGGCTTGTAATTTTATTCCACTTTCACTTGCACTTGCTTTAGCCTTATTTAAACTTTCAGCAAATTTATTTTCTGCTTCTTTTGCCTCATCTATACCCTTAATAAAATTTGCAATTTTAGGCCCAAATGCTACTATAATTGAAGAAACCGCACCTAATGCTAAACCAATACCAGCTGGACCCATTAACCCTTGTGCCATTGATTTTAAAGCAGCAGTACCACTACCGGCTTCAACCTTTAATCTTTGGAATGATTCTAATAATGGGTTTAAGTTGTTGGCAATACCAATAAAGCCATAAGGAGCGTCTTGTGCAACTCTTGACAAGTTAGTTAAAGCATTAGTAGCTTGATTACTAACTTGAGGCATTTGTTTAAACGCATTACCCAAATTATTAGTTGCAGTAATCGTTTGGTTTATATTATTAACCGCTTCTTTATTATCGGCGGTAATGGTAATTTTTAGCGTTTCTTGTGCCATCTTATTTATTTAACTCCGTACATTTTTAATGTTCTTGCAAGTTGGTCGGTTGTTAGCTTAGGACTTTCTTCTACATCTTCAAAATCACTCGGTAAAGGGAAAAATGCTTTTATGCTTTTTGCACTTTTGTCAGTAGTATTTGCCTTATATATCAAATATGCTATTGTCCTTGTGCGTTCCCATTCCTTTACTTGTCTATTGTCATAAGCCTTTTTATATAATAAAAATTCTCGCCAAGTAAGTTGCCAAAACTCATTAATCGTTAAGCCAACTTCAATAGCGAGAATGATTATTGAATCCCAACTATAAAAACCTAATTTTTTTTTTCATCCGTTGGCTTCCCTTCCTTTAAATCTGGCACCATTGAATCTTGCATATATTTCATAAATGCAACCAATTGCCCTTCTTTAGCAGTTAGTCCGCCTACTTCATCTATCCAATTACAAACATCAAATTCCTCAAAATCAACTGGCTTTTTTAGGCTTTTATATCCACTCTCGGCTGCTGATTGTACAATATGAACGATTGTGTCCAAGTTGTAAACCCCAGAGGATAAAACATTTATTAGTTCCATTAGAGTTTTATTCTCTAACTCGCAAAATCGTTTCATCGCCCAAGTTCCCCATCTCAAAGGAATTGTTGTTTCTTTAAGTTTTAATTCAAACATAGTTCGTTGTGTTGTTTTTTATTATGCTTGTTCTGTTTGTGTTAAAGGAGGTGTAGTTACTACGAAAGTTGCAGTAAATTTCACATCATCAGCATCATCAGCAGTTACGCTAAAGTCGCTAATAAACACAGTACCAGAATAAGTGATATCTCCAGCAGCAGGACTTGCCTTACCCATCTTCATTGAGAATTGAGTTTTAGCAGCGTGTGCAGTATATAATTGTTGGTAGCTATCCTTACTTGGAGTTCCAGTTTCGTCAATTGCAAAACCTTCGCAATCAAAAGATTGAGAAAATATTGGACTTGGAGTGTAAGAGTTACCACACTTTGATGTTGCATCAATAGTGTCGTTAGTTGATGTAAAAGAGTTAGTCGTAAGACAAGCAACTGGTTTAAATGTTGCATCTCCGTCTATGTCTGCTAATAGGATATAATCTCTACCGCTTACTTTAGTTTCTGCCATTTTATTTAATTTTGAGTTATTATTATGTTATATGTTATAATCGTTCTAAAGACATTATCAATTGGGTTAATTCCGTCTAAGTTTCTGATATTTCCCACAACTAAAGTTGAGCTATAAAACCCATTTGCTAAAGTTATGTTCGTATCTGAATTAATTGCGGTCAAAACCAAATCGCTAATTTCTTCAGCTCGTTTATAGCCAAAGTTAGCATTTTTTGTAACAATGTCAACATCAATCGTTACAGAGTTTGTGTAACCACTTTTACCTTGCTCTTGGCTTGATGTTCTACCATTCATTATGATATATTCCGAACCCGCCCCGTCTGGTGCTAAACCATCATAAACTACTAAGCCAGTAGCACTTGTAAGGTTTGTATAGAACCATTTTTTTATCTCTATATTGGGATTAAGCATTGAATAATTTATTTAATCTTTTCATTAATTGCGGTATTTCTGTTTCAAAAGCAGGTATTAAAAAAGGTCTTGCTCTAAGATTAACTTTTCTAATTCCTCTACCTTTAAATAACGCTGCAAATTCTTGATACCCATTTGGTATTTCAACTAAACCTCCCGTTCCAAACTCTACATAAGGCGCATATTTAGCCTTTGCCTCTACGCTATAAGTTAATTTAGATATTGGCTCTAATGATATGCTATTTCTTAAAAATCCATTATCTACTACCACATTCCTTTTAGCGTTTCTTTGAATAGTCAAAGCAGAAGCGTTTATCTCATTGGCAGTTCCTTCTTCAACTTCCTTTCCCAATTTGCTTAGCTTTTTTTCTAATTCTTTTAGGCCAGATATGTTTGCAGTTATAGCCATTATCTATAAATTACAAGTTCGTAAAATCTATGCTGGTTTTCTACATCCTTTATAGAATGGATAGTAAATCTTGAACCTTCTATCTCTAATTCATAAGTATCTGTTATAGTAACCCCATAGCGAATATAAAGGCGCATTCTTTGGTCAAATTGCAATTCCGATTCATCTACCTCTCTTACCTTGTCATCTGGTCTTAAATCGCCCCAAACAGTGCTTTGATAGGCAAATGTCGTAGTGTACCCACCTTGACCATCGCTTGTGCGAGTTGGTGCGTATAACAAGACTTCTCTCGTCATAGTGTTTGCGTCAATATAAACCGATTTTGCTTTGCCTAATTTCATACTATAAGATTGGGGAAACTCTTGTCCATCTTTGACAAGCCTTCCAAGTTTTATTACAAATTCCAGTGTCAGCGTCTAATCCTCTATTTTCGTAGTCGTAGCTTACTTGGTCTAAAATAGCTACTTTTAAATCCGTTGGTACGCTTGTATAACCGCTTGTGTATGTAGCCTTTAAGTTAGCGTATTTAGGATATACCAATTTAGGAAACTTATCTCCAATTAATTGATAATCAGTTCCGGTTATCTCTAATCCGTCTTGCTCCATATCATAAAGTCTAAATGAAGCCGTTACTGGTCCAAATGGCATTTCAAAATTCCCGCTAAGATTATTAAAATAAACTACCATTGCTTTAGGCACTAAGTTTAAACCCGTTGCCATTTCAATTGCCTCTCTCGCTTGTGTAATAAGCGTTGAGAATAAAGTATCTTCCGTTGAAGTGCTAACTCTACAATAAGCCTTAGC